ATATCAGTTCATTATAAAAAGCTTAGATTTTTGTCTTGACAACTGAACCACTATATCTCGGTCATTTATACTGATAGACACATAGTTTACTAAAATATCCACTAACATCTCTTTTAATCCACCTTCTGATAACCAGTTTAGGATACCTTGTAAGAGCAACTCAGTCTTTCTATCACTTAATTGCCCTTCTGCGACTGCCTGTCTAATCATATTCAGCATGGTTTCCTTACCAATCATCAGTTCGTCACCTGCTTCACCTGCACCTTTCGCCCTACCTGTTGCTGGATTCATGCTGAAAATTGTAGGCTTTGTAAACATTACGGGATTATCCATAGCTTTCTTATACCAATCCACACTAAAATGCGGTATGGATGGAGGATCTAAGCTAAATTTTCCTGATATGCTAAAATGCGGTAACTTAATTTTGGGAAGTGACCAACTAAAGTTAAAGAACCCTTTGATTTTATCAATTGCACTTCTAACTATTTCTTTTGCAGACTCAAAAATGCTACTGAACTTTGACTTAATTGATTCAAGTACATTTGATACGGTGGATTTTGCAGCATTCAAACCGCTTGAAATTGTAGACTTCACACCATTTATCACATTACTAACTGTTGATTTTATGCTATCCCAAACACTACTAAATACAGATTTGATACTGTTCAAAATACTTGAAATAACTGATTTTATGGTATTGAATACGCTACTAATTACCGACTTAATCTCATTTATTACACTTGAAACTTTACTTTTGATACTGTTCCAAATATTATCAATTATCGTTTTTATCGTGTTCATCACACTGGAAACTGTTGAACTTATCGCATTCCACACCGTTGTTACTGTACTTTTAATAGCATTTACCACATTCGTTATAGCTGTCTTAATTGCGTTCCAGTTATTCACAAATGCGGTTTTTATACCTTCCAATATAGGGCTCAAAAATGCAACAATGGTGTTCCACACGTTTGATATGGTGGTTTTAATCGCATCTAAAGCGTTTGACACCGCTGACTTGATTGCTTCCCATGCTGCAAAAATGTATTCCTTACAGTTTTCCCATATAAACCGCCAAGGAAGTGTGATCAATTCAAAAGCAGTGGTCAGAATTTCCACAATGAACATAATTGCAACCTGCACCACATTCTTAATAGTTTCCCATATCGTTGACAGTGTATCTTTCACCGCTGTGAAGATATTGGTCACTGTTTCTTTGACTGCATTGAATTTTTCAGTAACTGCCGTTTTAATTGTTTCTATAGCTGTAGATATAGTTTCTTTTATAGACTCCCATATTGAAACAGTTTTTTCCCATAACCCTGTAAAAAAAGCTTTAATCGCTTCTATAGCTGTACCAAAAGCATTTTTTATGGTTTCCCAAATCTCAATAACTTTATTTCTAAAATCTTCATTTGTATTCTACAAATATATGATTGCTGCAACCAATCCAGCTATCAAACTGACAATTAATAAGATTGGATTTGCATTCATAGCCGCATTTAATAACCATTGTGCTACCGTTGCACCCTCATTTGCTGTCTTGTATGCAGTCCACGCCGTTGTTACTGCACTAATCAGGCTAGAAATAGTCATTGCCGCTTTTAATGTCACAAATCCAGTAACTACACCTACGATTAAAGGTGCCCATTCTTTAAATGTTTGAACAATCGTGGGCATTTTATCCGATAACGTTTGAACTGCACTCGAAGCATTTTTTACAACTTCTACCGCTTTTGGTAATACATTTTGCCCAACGACGGAAAGAAAATCTTGCCATGCTTGTTTTAAATTCCCTGTTTGGTTCGTCCAAGTATCAGATTCACGTGCAGCCTGTCCTAATGCCCCGGATGCCTTATTTGCATCTTCTACCATTTGCAGTAACGTCAACTGCTTTTGGGCTTCTGATAAGTCCTTGAAAGATTTACCATATAGTCTATTGGCTGCTTCATTTCTCGTCACTTCGGTACAGGAAAGTCCAAGAGCTGAATCATTTTCATAATTCCCTTTCAAGAAAGACTGTAAAGACTCTGTAGTATCTTCAAGTGTCCTGTCATAAAATGCTGCACTATCTGCAACTGCCACCATAGCACGATCAGCAAGACCTAGTGCGTTTGATGTGTCCATTCCTGTTGTTTTTGCAAAGGCAGCTATTTGTGTATAACTGCCTTTCATTCTGTTCACTTGAATACCAGTATTGTCGGCAATTCCTGTCAAGGACTTTTTCGCCTGACCTTCCATATCACCGAATACTTGACTAAACTGTGAAGATGCTGCATTTGCATCAGCGGCAGCATTGATACAATTTAGACCAAAATCCTTAATTTTATCTACTGCAAGAGCAGTAGCAACAACACCGCCTATTTTCTTAAATGCACTACTAATTTTGCTTTCTGATTCTTTTGCGCGGTCTGTTGTATCATCAATCTGTTCATTCGCATCCGCATTTTGTATTGCGATTGTACCGAACAGTTTAAATAATTCCATTCAATTTATTCACTCCTTCCGCTATTCAGGAATGAATGTGTTCATCATATTCCAAGATTCATTTACTGTTGTTTCAAGTTCTTTCTTAGAAATAGGTTGTTGTGGTTTTACAGACTCTTTAAAGTCTGCAAATGATTTATCAAATACTTTTGCAAGGAAATATTCCCATTCACGTTCTTCTTCGGTTACATCCCAAAGCATATTTACAAATTCAGATAATTCATCATTCCTCACAACTTGATCAAGCAATAAAAAAGGACTGGCATATCTGTGAAATACCAAGTCCATAAACTTTAAATCTCCTATTTGACTAATCTTGAAACAGCCTTCATAAAACCCACAAATTCTTTTCTTTTGAATACATCAACAACCAATTCAAAGAACACATCCATAGGCAGCATTGCAACTTCATCTTTTGTTCTTCCGATCAGTCCGGCAATAAAGGCAAATACTTCTTCTCCTGCATCCGGCAAATGCTCAAGAATAATATCTACAACTTTAAGAACAACGCTGACACCAACAATTTCAGCTAAATCTTCCATACTTTTTTCTTCACCGTTTTCTGAAAAAGTATCTGTAATTGCTTTGATTTCTTCCGGCTCAAAACATTTACCAAAATCTTTCAGTCCGATCTTACGAATAATTTTCGTCATAGGGAAAATATCCCTTGCGTTTAACGGTCTGATTTCATACATTTTAGGTTCAGCCTGTTCAATCGGTTTTGTTTCCTGTGTTGGTACCGCCTGTACAATCGGTGACGCATAAGCACCTACACCAAACTGTTCAACTGCCTGTGCTGCTGTAACATTTCCCTGATTCATCATTCCATTCATTGCTTCATTCATGCTCATAGTCCAAAATCCTCACTTTCTTATTTGCTTCTTTTTCTTCTTCCTGTTGCTTTCGGCTCTTCTTTTGGTTCTTCTTCCTCAACAGGTTCAGTTGGTTCAACGTCAACCGAAACTTCCTCAACAGGTTCTTCTTCCTGTTCTACTTCGGCAATCTCAATCAAACCGCCAACCCTCACGATTTCATTTACACGTTTTACTGGCAAATCCAATTTGTCACCGATTCTGTACAGTTCTTTTGTGTATCTGTCTGTAAATTCATGAATTACTTTTACTTTCAAAGTCAATAACCCCTTTCTTATGCGGATGGTGTTGGATAATAAATCTTATACGGTAATGTAGTCAAATCCCCACTGATTTTCTGGCTGCATCTGAACGTGTATTTACCAACACCTGCTTCTTTGTTTTTACCTTCAATAGATAATCCACTTGTGCAAAGTGCATTTTCCATAATTACAATAATCGGTCTGCCTGTAAGGGTCTTACCTACAAATGCAATATTGTCCCAATAATCCCCTTTTTCAATGTTTGGTTTGGATGTAATCACACTATACCCTTCAATGTCACTCTCAGCAGATTTACCAATTACAGATGCTTTGATAATATCCGGGGTTAATTCCACAAAGTTGATTTCCATATTTGCAGTTTCACCCTGTTTTACATCTAATTCAGCAACAGCCACTAAAGCACCGTCTACTTCCACCTGTGCAACTTCCGGCACGATCTCAAACTTAGAACCGCCACTTGTCGCACCAACAAGAGATTCTGCAAAGTTCCATTTTTTTGTTCCGGCACTATCAAACGTCAAACCCTTATGAATTGTACCTGCACCAAAAGGGATATTACCCGGTGTTTTCTCTGTAACACCACTTGACTTAAATTCTGCCCCTAATGCTTCTGCCATTTTTATACCACCTTCCATAATTTTATATCTAAGTTAATTTGTATCTTATAAAGTTCAGCTTCTCCCGTAGGCACATAAAAAGCTGTGCTATAAAAAATTGCAACAACTGAACCACTATTCAGCGTTGCAATTTTTCCAGTTACCGGATGAAACTCTTTTTCAATTTTTCCCCTCATTCTTTCCAAACTTAACCGGGCATCTTTCCCCCGGCAGAATCCAGTCAAAATGAAAGTCTTTTCTTCTTCATTGTTTTCTAAAATCGGTTCAAACTCATTGTATTCCCCAACAAAATAAGGGTAGGTAACGGTTTGTGTCCACTCTAAAAACTCATACGGTACACCAATCTTTTCTAGTTCTGTACTCATAAAATTTAAAACTTCTTCCATTACCTACCCCCTATCTTGCTTCTTAATATATCAGCATATCTTTTTATCAGTTTATTTTTTAATGCAGTAAAGGCATTATGCATCGGTCTATTTGGTTTCTTACCTTTCGTGAAATAAAATTCACCCTTTGGTGCTTGATACACCCAACCGCCTTTCCTACCATCACCATGTAACGCATATTCACCTGTTCCAAATTCTTCCCAAATAGCATTTTCAAGGTTACTTCCAACTTGTCCATACTGTTCACCTGCCATAAAACTGCCACTAATGTTGTATTCATAAGAGCCTTTAGTTTGACCAGTATCAACCCTTGAATTTCTTCTTGTTCTTGCTTGCAACTCTCCACACGCTTCATGTAAGAACGCTTCATCTGCATCAAATAGTGCTTCTTTTACTTTTAATCTGTTATCCTCAAATTCCAATGACATATTACTGACCTCCTATAAATCTGAGATAGATTTCAAGATGTTCATTCATGTTCATTGGGTTATCAATCAAGAGTATTTCATATACTGCACCATGAATTACCATTCTTGCATTTTCAGATGTTACATCAACAATGGTTTCCTGTTCATCTTTGTTGATGATTCCAGTAAGGAAACTAAATGGATTCCATACCCATTTAGTTGACAAGGCTTTCAGACTTGTAAAATCACATAAGAAAATATGTGTACTTTCTTGAATCTTAGCATTAAATACATTGTGTTTCGAATCACCTGTCGATAAATCTAACCATCCTTTTAAAGATGTACAATCTACCCATTCGATTTCATACGCACCTATGCTATTTTTAGCCCCTTTGTCCTTTACCTGTAATAATGCATAAATGTTACCGCCAATACTCATATAATCAAAATCTAGCCTTTATATAAGGCTTTAAGAAACCAAGTAGGGTAACAGGATAACCCATAACCTGATTATTTGCATCCTGATCAAAATAAGTTACGCTATGTCTTGACAATGTTTCTGATTTAATGCCTGTTTTTGGTCTGTTTTTTACATCCCATTTCAACAGTTCCAAAAGTCCGGCTTTTATGTCTGCCGGATATTCAACCTTTGTGACTAAATTTTCAGGGTACTTATACAAATCTACATCTACCCTAATGAAACGGTCTGTAATTTCTGTAATGGTATACAGTCCATCATTCACTTTTGACTGTGAAATCTGAACTGTATCACCCACTTTCAAAAAATCAGATGTTCCAAACAATCTGTTTCCCAAACTATTTGTCACAAACCGCACAAAACGATTTTGAAAATTATTATTAGTGTACGCTCTGATCATTAATTCAGCAGCGTTCAGTTTGTCAGCAATAGCAGATTCAGTCTGTCCAAAAAATTCAGGCAGTTTCATTACTTCATCAACTGCAATAATCATCAGATCACCGTACCTTTCTTTATGCCATTACTGCACCGACTTTGGATTTAATCAGACCCATTTTCACATTCTTGGTGTTAAACTTCAACGCATAGTTGGAAGATGTACCCAGTTCTGCAAGTGTGGGGGATTCTTTCTCAATATTATCAACTGCCAAAGAAAGACCATTTGGATGTAGCACTTTACCCTGTTTGGTATAGAACTTGTCAATACCTGCTGCTGTTTCAGGATCATAATTTGTAGTGTACTGCTTTTCATAGTTTTTCTTATCACAAGATAAAAAAGCACCTTCACCGAACAGAAATGTACTGTAAACAGCGTTTGTACCTGTAAGTCCATTTGACGTATATCTGTCAGTTACAAGAACATGTTTTCCTGCAATAGTTGGTAATGTAACTTCTTTCTGAATAACTTCCCCAATAACATATTTATCAAAGTCAACCATACCCATTTTCTGATATTCTTTGTAAATCATGGAATGCATTACCATCAAACCAAGACCATCTGCCATATCACCAAGTGCTGCCTGTCCAATATCATAAACACTACCAGCATCAATAGCTTTTTCACCCAAATCTAAAACGTGTTCTTTTAATGCAGTAACCCCAAGTACAGCTTTTGCAATATTCATCATTTCATTTTCCCAAACTTGCTGATAATATCCTGCAATTTTATTTTTAATTTGTGTCATAGGGTCTGCACCTGTCAACTCTTTTGTAAAGTCCTTTGCCTTAAATGCTTTCATTCTCTGAATCATCATACAGGTCTGCTTGTTTCCTGAAATTTCAACAGGTGTATTATTTGTTTCACCATCATTGTTAAGTGCTTCCATACCACTTTCATTTGCATCCAACGGTTTGTAAATTGGGATAGTAGCAACATTACCCTTTTCACCAATCAAATCCATAATTGAGTCATCCTGCTGCACAATACCGGATGCAAGAATCGGATTTTTCCAGTAATCCTCTTCTTGCATCATCCCTGTAAACACTTCTTCATCAAATTCAAATCCACCAAAATTACCTGTTCTTGGCATATTCTTTCACCTTTTTTAACCTTTCTTAATGTGTATTTAACTGCTTAAACAGTTCTGGGTTTTCCTGTTTCAGTTTCATTCTTTCGTTGTAACCCATTTTTAAGAACTGCTCTTTTGTGACGGTCTTGTCTTTACCACCTGTCGGTAAGTTATTTTCAAGAATCCGTCTATTACCATTCTGCTGCTGATTACTGCCGGATGCTTCAAACATGGCAGGATGCTGTGTTTTTAATCCTGAAATAAGGTCATCTTCACCCTTGATTTTTCCATCATCACCAAGTTTTACTTCACCCTTTTCTTTTGCTTTGAAAACCAAATAGTCAACGTCAACTGCCCCGGCAGCCACTAAAGCAAATTTCAATGCGTTTTCTGTTTTCAGGTCAGCATTTTCCTTTTTTAATGTTTCAATCTCTGACTCATAATCAGTAATTTTCTGCTGTAAGCCTTCATCTTTCCCGGTTGATTTCTTTAATTCTTCAATCAGTTTGTTTGCCTTAATCAGTTCGGCATCTTTCCCGGATAAATCCGTTTCAAGGCTTGTGTACTTATCCTTACTCACATAAGCACCATCTGTCAGATTTGCTAACTTAATCTGTTTGTCTTTGTTGTCCGGATTTTCATTGTACGCATTGATAAGCTGTTCAAACTCTGTATATTTATCACCTAAGACTGCTTTTAAAAATTCCATGTTTTTCTTCCTTTCTTTTCTGTTACGTTTTTATATGTGGTGTCACCACGAACAGACAACAGTTTATATCCCATGTTGCAAGGGTTATTTCAGCAGCAGTTTAAACGTCATAAGCCTTTTTCGGACAAAATAAAAGCACCCTTTTCAGGATGCTTTAAAATACTATTTAACCCATAGATGGGAGATAAATCGGATCACCTTAACCTTTCTTTGGTTCAATTCGATCAATGCAATACTCAACAGCACAAGTGTGTTCAATCTTACATCCCCTGTACAATTCCCACCCAGTACAAAAATAAGCCACATCAGCAGTAGCAAGTAATTCCAGTGATTTTGCTAAATACCAAAGTGGTTTTGCATCATGCGGTGCTTCTTTGAAAAATGAATCAATAACTTCTACATCTTCACCAATCATTTCTTTGGCTTCTTTGATTGCTCTTTCTCTTTCAGCAAGAATCTGCTCATCTGTCTTATCTCTCATTGGTTGCGAAATAAACAGCCTTTTCATGTTCCTGTTATCCTCCTTTCTGACCTCATATAATCGTTATATAAGCATTAAAAAAGCACCAATGATAAAATTATCATCAATGCTCTTAATACATTATATCGTCAAGTAACAAATACCCAAGTTCATACACATCTTTGTTTGCTTCGATACATTCATCAATCATTTCAATGATTTCTACATCTTCCATACTTTCAGCTAATGGAATTGTTGGAAAATCACTATTGAATTTTTTCTTATATGCGTCATACGCTTTCTGTAATTTCTCATTCATACTATATTACCTCTCTTAAAATATCAATCAATGTTTTATAGCTGTTAGGTAAATACTTTTTCACATATTCAAGTTCAAAACCACCATTTATTTCAGCACTCATTATATTAGCCCACATTTCGGACGCAGCTTCATATATTCTACATTCAAAAGCTGTTTTACTTAAATTACTAGCATCAATCCCAAGTTCTTTATATGCTTCCTGTATTCCTCTATGATCTTTCAACTGTTTTGCGTGGTTATACTTACGATTATAGTATTTATCACCATGTCCCCAACCTATACGCTCTGCAAGAAGTCCATCAATAGCATCTTGAACACCTGCACTAGCGTCATGATCTCTCATGTCTTTTTTATCAACATCTGTAAGGGTTTCTTTTAACATTTGTCTGTCTTTCCTAACTGCTGCAAGAAATTCATCTGATGAACTTGCCACTTCACTGAATAATATTTTTTGGTATTTGGTTTTACTGTGTATTAGTTCTATTTCTTTAAAATGTAGTCCATTATATTCAGCTTTTGCGTCAAAATAATGACCATATTCATGTGCCAATGTACTGTATTTGCTTTTTCCATTATCTATATATCGTTGTAATGGATACGAAAATACAATATTGTTACCACTTGGTGAATAATATCCACTTTTTCCTTTCGTAATATCGCTAACTAAATCTGCATACTTTGTGTATAATTTCTGAATTGATGTATTTCTGTGTTCAGTTAAAAGTTTCATGTATTCATCATATTCTGAACCCGTCATTGCATTTTTTAATTTTATGGTATGATGCAACACATCATATTCTTTCACATTCATTATATCAGCCTTATCCGGCAACCGTAAATATTTTTGCTTAAATTCTTCAAAGTCTTTGGTCTTATCAAGTCCAAAGTATGCGGCACGTTCTTTCAGCTCATTCAGTTCATCTTCATCCAAAGCCCATCTTGCACGTTGCAACAGGCAGCACCGACAGTTACAATCTTCTTTTGGTTTCCCAAAGTGTCCCGGTGCAGATGCAGTCATTCCTTCAATTTCAAAATCTTCATCCAGTTCCCTGATCTGACCATCCAACATCTTATGATGTGGTCTAGTTCTGTTATCAAGTGTACTATCCCACTGTTTTACAATATCCGCACCTTTTTCTTTTGCTCTATACTGTGCATCAAGAATAGAACTCTGTTGTACCCGGTGTCCTTCTGTTCTTGCAATACGGATTGCATTATTGATAGAAGTATTAAAAGGGCTGTTCATTCCCTTTGAAATCTTCCCTGCTATTTCATTCCAAGTAGAACCGTTTGCGATTCCACGTGAAAGTTCAGCCCTAATTGAACGCTTTAAATAACTTACATCTTCACCTAACCGAACATACAAACCTTTAGATAATTTACTATCTGTCTGCAAGGCTTTTACAACCTGTTCCTGATTAACAGGAACAATTAAGGGTATTCCTTGCTTTGTTAAATCATACATTACACCAATATATCCATTGTGATAGGATTTTTGCAAATAATCCGCAATAGAAGTAAATTCTTCTGATTGCAGATTATCAAGAATACCTTCAAGCTGTTTCTTCAAGGCTTCCTGATACTGTTTCTGATAAATGATGCTTTGCAGGTTTTCAAGGTCAGTCCGGCTTGAAAGTTCCCTGATTTTATTTTCGCAATCTTTCCGGGCTTGATCATAAACTCTTTTCAGTAGTTCAATGGTGTGCTTTTCATCGTTCAACTGCGATTGGATTACTGCTTTTTGTGCTTTATTCAATCACACCACCACTTTCACTCTCAGTAACCACATCGTTAAGCATATCCTGAACCCCTTGAATTTCTAGTTCTTCATCTGTAGGTAACTTATCTTTGATTTCTTCATAGTCAACATCCAATACTTCACAAATGTACTGAATAATCAAATCATTGCCAAAGATATTAGCTAATCCTAGCAACGTATTTATTTCAACATTCTTTCTGTTAGCGTCTGTCAATTCATTCTGTTTGTTTTCCTGTTCATTACTCATTACCTCATGGGTGAACTCAAAATAAACATCTGCAATCTGATAATCTGTACCATTCTGCTGATTTATTTCATCAATACAGACTGTCACAATCTTACGCAAGAAACGCTTGATGTTCCTTTCAAGATGTTTACATCTAAGGTCAAGTAAAGAATATGCAGCCTTAATTGCAATATTGGTTGTTGCGGAAGTATCTTTCAGCCCTGACATATTCAGTCCCATACCAAAACGATATATGTTCTTTTCATCCAGTTCCATTTTTACCTTCCGGGCTTCATAAGGTACATCAATCGTATGTACTTCAATCCCACCCTCTGCACCAACACCAACTATTTTCTTTGTTTTCAAATTCTGCTGCAATTCGTCAAGATTATCCCCTTCAAACCCTTTGACTGCATAAAGTGGATGGTCAAAGTCAATCAGGTTATTGGAAAGACTACTTGCCATCAAATCATAATCATCAATCAGGTCCTTGATTGGTTTCAAATTTGACAACTGTTTTTTATTATTATCTAACCTGAAAAAAGGAAGAAAACCCAATGAATCAATGTAAGTCTGATCTGACTTATCCCCATCAACTTTATACAAAATATGTGGTCTTGGGTTCACTCTAATACTGGTGTCTTTTTCAATTTCTCCCTGATCAGATTGAACATAATAATAAACCTGTTCATCATCCCAATCCATGATTTTCTTCTGTTGATGACCTTCCTTGTCTACTCTGTCAACATACCAATACAATACATGGTCTTTATTGTCAGATGCAAACCGGGCTTCTACTTCTACAACACCAATACTGTCTGCACAGGTGAACTTTAATGTGTCGGTACTGTCTTTCATTGCATACATATAAGCAAATCCCTTCGTCTGACAGTCTGTAATGACACACGATAATTCGTCAATGAAATCATCATTGTTATTAAACCTTGCATCAAGTTCAGTCTGTAATTCAGGCTTATCAGAGAAAATAAAACCATCATTACCTGAAAGGGTGTATTGTGTTCCCTGCTCTGTTAATTCTTTGAAGAAGGGATGGGCTATTTTCACATTTGCCCTTGCTTTATCTTCCACAAGCTGACCATCTGAATTGTAATAGAATAACCGTAACTGCTTAATATCATGGTCACCATCAAAATACCTTTCACCTATCTTGGCAAAATGCTTTTTACTTGATGCTGCATCTTCATCAATAAACAGTTTAATTTCTTCTGTTGTCAACACGGTTAATCACCCCTTCCATAATCTCATCAGCAAGTGCAATGATTTCATCACCGTGTACACCGAAAAAGTCACACATCTGCTCTTCACCTTCTACCTTATTGGCATAAGAGAATTGAAAAGCGTGTACTAATTCATGAATAATGGTAGACCTTACTACTGATTTTGATAGTCCTGATCTGATATTGATAATCAGGTGCTCATACTCACATAACCCAAGATTGATAGAATTTTCATCAGGTGTCATCTTTTTTTTCTTTCCATCTGTCAATTTCACATTCCAAGTGTCATTGTGTATCTTAATTTTCATAACTTCTACGACCTCATACTTAAATAATCCATTTACCACCTTTGTTGATGTACTTCTCTAATGCATATCGCATAGCATCCATAAGATGATTGAAGTCATCAATAGGTTTATTTAATTTATTTCCAAACTTATCTTTGTCCCACGTGTAGTTACTAATTTCTGTCAGAAAATTTACACACCGAGGATGGATTATAATTTCAAAATCCTGAATAAACTGCACACCTGCGTTTATGCTGTCTTTTCCTTTTTCTGCACCCTTAACCCTAAGACCATACCCTTTTAACTGGTCAATGCTCTTAGGTTCAGCAGAATCGGCAGTAATCTTTTCTTTTCCATATCCCATGCTGCTGATATTCTGATAAATCTTTTCATTTGAAAGACCCGGTTCATACATTTCATCCCAAACAAATATTTTTTTGTTCTGAACATCAATGAACCCACAAAACAATGCAGACGGGTCATTTGTATAACCAAAGTCCAAACCAAAGGCTGAACTGATCGTGTACTGCTGCCTGATCTGCTCTAAAGTAAAGGCTTCTTCTTTCCAGTTCTCATATACAAGACCGTCAACAATACCCCAATCACCAAGACCTGCTACCGCATAACGTCTTGGGTTCTGCTTTCGCATGGTTTCAAAAACCTTTAAGTCTGCCTTATCTAACCATTCATTGCATTTATAATTAGTTGTCAATGCAAGGGTTTCATCATCCGGGTTATCAAAAAACCGCCTTTTCAACCAATGGTGTTCATTCCAAGGGTTAAAAGTAACGGTAATCTGTTTGAACAAATCTGAACCTTCCGGTACTGCACCACGAATAGATTCATCAAGCATATTAAAATCATCTTCTGAACTGATTTCATACGCTTCTTCAATCCACATCCAACAAAGGACACCCTGATCTACGGTAATGGATGTGACTTTTAAAGGATCATCCAGTCCTCTGAAATAAATCTTTTGACCTGTTGGTTTGTAAGTCATTTCAAGAGGACTTTCTTTTATATCCCAAAAAGCATCTACACCTAATCGGTGTATAGCCCATTTCAATTCTGTAAAACAAGAATCTTTTAATGTTCGGTAAGTTTTTCTGACAACTAATGTATTTGCATCAGGGTATGCCATCATGTTAGTAATGTACCATAATGCGGTTGTCTTTGATTTTTTGGAAGCACGTGAACCCTTGACAGCCCTGTATCTACCTTTCCACCGCCAAAATGTACCGTAACCCTTACCAACTACTTCCGGCAGTTTAATGTTCAACTTATCGGATTTATTTGGTTTGTAATCTTCCGGGTATAGAATAAACTTCTGATACCCAAACACATATTGACTTGTGGGTTGTCTATGCTTAGTCCTCAAGATCATTAGCCCCCGTAATAACAACCGGCTGTGTGATATTCACATCAAGTTTATCGTTCCACATACCAAGATGCTTTCCAAGTAATTCCAATGCTTTCAGCTTTGAACCAATTTTCACTTCACGTTCAACGCTGCCGCCAAACTCATTATCAGATTCTTTGTATTTGATTGATTCAATGCAAGCGAGGTCATCATCTGTTGCATCTTCTCTGATTCTTCCATTGCCGTCTACAACATCTGTCATTCTGACAAATGCAATCTTGGCAAGCTCTAAGACAACCCTGTCCTGATTGACCCCTGTTCTTCGTGACCGTTCTGCCATGTGTTCAGCAATAGCCTGTTGAATATTAGGTTTTGTCAAGTTTTCACATCCGATTGCATCCGCTGTTTTTACTGAATAACCTGCCCTAATAGCTGCCTGTGTTGCATTCAGGTCAATCAGGTATTCATCAACAAAACGTTGCTGCTTTTCAGTTAATTTGCCTTTTTTTGCCATAACAACACCGCCTTTCTATTATTTTTATAACAAAAAGTGCTGCAAGGTAGGAGGTTTTAGCACCCTTGCAGCACATAAGACAATAAGCAATAAAAATTGCAGGTTATTAATATGAAATAACCTGCACAATTTCATTAGTTTACATGATAGCCTTAAAATAAAGAGATTTCAACATACATAATGTGGCAACAAGTGGCAACAAATAGCACTTATAAGAAATATGTTAGATTTTTATGCGTTTCTTCAAACGCTGCAAGTGCCTTTTTATGTACATCACGTACAAAACGATATGATTTCTTCATTTCAGCAGCAGTAATTTTTAAACTTTTTTGTTGAACATAAACCCTGTACAACACTTTTATGTAATCTACTTGATGTAATTCCCTGATTTCCCTGATAATCTGTTCTTTTGCATCAACAAATTTATCTATCTGTGCATTAATGTGTGCATCAAGTTCAGTATAACGTACAACATCAGAACATAATCTATCACCGACAGCAGAAGTTTGTATACGTTCCCTGCTGTAATCAATACCGCCTGTACTCATAGCATTTAGTTTCATTTCTGATAATCGTTCTATGTCCTGATTGATAGCTTCATCTATTGTTCCTAACTGACTAAGATACTGTTCAGCAGTCAAATATTTCTTTTTTTCGCTCATTTTTACCTCTCTTTCTAAAATGTTACAGTTTGTTACAGTTAAAAATTATACTAAAATACCCTTCAAACCCTTGTATTTACTGAATGTTACAGTTTGTTACAGTTACACTTAAATTCTATATTCTTATATTTTTACTTTTTATACCTTACCTAGTATATACTGATTATTAAAAATATAAAGAATTTATTTTTAAGTGTAACAACTGTAACAACCGCATAAATAAAGGATTTTAACTGTAACACTAACTGTAACTAAGTGTAACCGAACCGTAACCACTACAACCTTAATGCCCTTTGGTCACCTAACTTTATACGATTTTTCCAACGCTGCAACTTATATTTTTCTATTTCTTGTGTGTCTATACTATCGTACATAAAATCTGTTACTCTTAACAATAAACGTACATCTCCAATTTCTTCTACTAAATTATCAAATGCATCATTTACAGTTACAGGTGTAGGGTTTTCCTTCCTCATTACCCTACTTAGTTTTAAAGCTGCTTTTGTCAATTCCGCACATTCCTCTGCCAGTTGTTCCAGTATTGCAGCTTCTCCGATTTTATCAATTATTTCTTTCATGATCACTTAAATATCCTTCCTGATTTCTTGTGTTTTAAAGTTACCCTTCCAACAATTTCAAACCCTGCAAGGTCTACCAATAATCTGAAAGACTGCATCACCTTATGATTCAGCTTATCAACATCTTGTTCTTCTTTCTTCACGTGTCCCATTGCCACACCTGCGGTTGGGTCAACATATCCTTCACTATTTTTATATGCCATATTATTAATTCCTTTCTTTACATTTTCGCACCACGAAAAACAACAATCATTGACGGAAATGGTGCGGCATCTTTCGCATCACCAAATTTTAACCTACCTTTTACAAATCTGACTTCACTTCTATTCAAAATGAAATCATGAAAATATTTTGTATCAGTTCTTGCAGGTATCAGCATAACAACTACTGTATTTTCCTTGTGTCCTTCCCAATAACATTTTTCCACCCATTTATAAATTTCTCTACCATAAGGGGGATTACAAAAAACAACTTCCCCCCCCAGTCCTGCATAAGTCCATTATTTGATTTAGTGAAATATTTACTGCATTTATGATTACTTTCATCAGAGCAAGGATCAAGTGTAAAATGAAATTCTTCATTTAATGTATTAAAAAATTCTTGTGGTGTTGACCAATTGTCCTTATTACTACTAAACATAAGTTCATTATTCATTCTGTTTTACCTCTTACCATATTATCCCATTCACAATCATGTTCCTGATACAATAAATCAGAATCTAATAGACGCAATGTGCCGTTTTCTATCTCCGGGTATGTTTCATACTGCATGATTGCTTTATTTGTCCTGTCATACAAAATTACATTCATTGGTGTAGTGAATGTTTCTCTACTGCACACTACCCATAATGAAAATAGACTAAAGATAAAACTCAATGAACTAAAAAACAAGCAAAAAATAGATAAGTATTTTATTCTATTCTTCATTCTTTTCACCCTCATTTCTTGTACAATGCTCACAGTTACCAAAACAATCATTTTCTTTTTCCTGCTCTTCAATGCTTTTGGATGCCACGCATAAAGCAAGTGTGATTACTCCAACCGTACAACCAATGAATAAAGAAACAACACTAACAATTACATAACTCATAATTTCACACCTTTCTGAATACTCTTACTATTTTTTTGTTTAACCTTGTTGCAACCGTTTCCAACCCTAACCTTTTATTGATCTGCTTACTAAACACAATATTTGACATAGGCTGCATACTGTTTTCTGCACAAAACACCTGATACCTCTTATAAACATCAGCGGTTGGTTCATCCTCAATCATTTCAATTCCCTGATCATCAATAAATGCCTTAATGGGGTTGTTTTCATTTTCATATTCTTCCACCTGCTGCTGAACTTTTTCAGACTTAGTGAACTCATTATTTTCAATGATTCTTCTTAATCCCTCTATTCCAACCCTGATTAAATATTCTATTGAACTTTGTTCAACAAGTTCATACTTAATGTATGGATTATATTCCGGGTCAACAGTCCCATCCGGCAAGTATTTTGAAAATCGTGCATTAAATGGGATAATAACCAATCTTCTAAGAACAGCCCCGGTCTTGTCCTTCATACGTGGAATGTCATTCGCTGAAAACAGCAGCTTCACGTATGGATTGAACTCAAAAGGATCTTGTCCTTTTCGTTCTGCCTTGATTCTATTTCCTGTAACCACTTTTTTAAATGTTGATACCTGTGAACCTTGCAGAAAATCATCACCAATATCGTCACCAATGTTTGCTAGTTTTCCGAACATCATAGAAGTACTGAAACGGTCACCAAGTTCTTTTAAATCAAGTGCTGAAACATTCTCTTCACCCAATACAGCTTTTACCATGTCAAGAAAAGTAGATTTACCATTGCTTTTATCACCTGTCAGAATAAAGGCTTTTCCTAATTCATTTCTGCGGTAAAAGCAATAACCAATACATTCTTCCAACAATGCCCGGATTGGTGCATCATTGCAAGCCAATTTATTTAACGTACTGTCTGTAAGTTCATTGTATGCATCCGGCACATAGTCCCAAGGGATGCGATTTGTCACAATAAGATCAGGACTGAAAGGCTGCATCTTCCCAGTAACAACGTCAAGTATTCCATTATTAAAGGCAATATATCTTGCATCTGATTGATTGCGTTCATCAACAATCAGTTCCATATACTCTAATACTTCTTTTCTTTGTGCCTTTTTTAGATTTGGTATCTGCTGAATCATTGCTGTCTCAATGGTCTTGTACCCGTTTGTATATGTACCATCTTTATAAATGTGCAACTGATTATTAATTTTTACTACATAACAGTTATTTTTTAGGTAAGTTGCAAAACGGTCAAATAAAAATGTTTTGTCATGAAAGAATATCGGTTTTTGAAACGCTTCATCCCTAAGAATCACTTCCAGTTCTTCATCTGATAATGATTCCTTTAATACAAATCTGTTTAATATTCTGATAGCTTCCCTTGTTTCATCCACGCTGAAATCATTAGACTGCAAAGTAAGAATATAGTTGAACAATGCCTGATTTCTACCATCACCTGCATCCATATCAAGAAAAAAATCAACCGCTGCACGTACCGGGAACAACCACTTTGGTACTTCCTGATATGTTCCACCTTCTTCAATGTCCCATTCAATAAAGCGTTCTTCCCCATCAATCTTTAAAATCTCATAAGAAGTACGTGAACCAAGTTTAATATCAGCCGTCAGACCTATTGCAAGTGGTGTGTGGGTACGATTTCTTGTGATGCTGCTGTTTTTGAACAGGAAGTGTCTACCCCTGCTAGTGCAATATACTCGACAATCAAGCTGATATTCTTCCACAATGTTCATTAAGATTTCTGACTGTTCTGTATCATCAATATCTATCAAAATTGTATCATCAGCCAGTACCCCGGCATATCCCGGTAGATTCTTCACTTCTTCAAATGTCCTGAATGTTGTTCTGTTTTTAAAGGTTTCAATAGCCGCTTTCCCTTTACTTTTGATGTAGCCTTTATAAAGCATATCGTCACCACCTAACTGAATACTTCTGAAAGCAGCTTTTCAAAAAATATACGATCACGCATTGTATCATCAAATTCTTTTTTGCTGTTTCGCATTTTTTCTTTTACCTTTTTCAATTCTTCTCTGCTTTTTTTCACATTTTCATTATAATGCTTATATCCATCACTACTTTTTTTATATCCTGATCGTAACTGTACCCATCTGTTTAATTCCTGTTCGGTCTGTTTCACTTCTTCTTTACATCTTACATGAATGGTTGCCCATGTTTTTGCGATATCCTCAAGACCTTTTAACTTTTTCTCAATGTGTGATTGAATTTGTTCAGTTAGTTCAGGGGTTTCACTTCGTTCAATCAATTTTAGCAATTTTCTGACCTTTGCGATTTTCCTGCAAGAAAGAAATTCTTCTAAATGAATCAGCATTTGACCATGATCATATTTAATAATTAAGTCTGTCATTTTTATCACCTCACTTTATACCGCAACACCAAACTGACTTAACCGCCTTTTAGCCGCATCAATATACCATTGTTTATCAAGATTTTTGGGGACTTTTACCCCATCACAAACCGCATCATTGTACACAAAACAATGGTCAGGTGTATCTGCAAATTTTTCAGGTTTTCCACGTTTACCGCCCCCTTTCAATAACCGCCCATCTTTTAAATCATTGGATGCAAAAACCCTGTAACACTTGTATGTGTATTTTACGGTTTCAGGATATTCATATAAGGTTTTAATAACCCTTACCCCTGCCTTACGTTCTACCGGGCTGCAATGTTCGTGTTCCACCCATTTGTATTTATCGGACAATTTCACTAATTTTTGAAACATAATCAATTCATCACAATTATTAATAGTCTGATCAACTGGTGTCCCATGTACCATATAATCAACCAACGCTTTATTCAGTATCGGTAAATCATTATCTATCGGTGATAACTCTTTCAGATACTTACCGATTCTTTCAACACCACCATCAATATCAACCCATAGATAATTATTCACATCTTTCTGATAGATTTCATGTATGCAGTCAAGTTCTAAAAGTATCTCACACTTATTAGTGGAACAACGCTGTTCCCACTCCCAACAAATATCATCCATCATGTCAAAGGCTTCCTGTGTGTCCGGCACCTGAACAATCAAACCATCTGTATTAGACTGAATCAGCCTGAATCCCGGTATTACTTCTAAATGCTCTATTAAATCAAGCAGCATCAATTGACCATTGATGCACATACAGTTATTGTTACGTGGATCGTATGCTGCATTACTTTCATCTTTCATACCACCTGAAAGTGCGTTCAACATTTTCTTATATGGCAATTGTGCCTTTTTCCATTTTTTAGCTTCTGCCTTTGTGGCGGCATGGGTTTGCTTATATTTCAGAGCCTTTCTTGTCTTATAAACCTTTGTGTAGTTATCATTGGTTGCTGCCCTTGTGACCAACCCCCACGCTATAAGCATAGAAGGATAATAGTTGTTTACGTCTACATGATACAAAGCACCTCTAAAATAAGATGGTTTTTCTGTTGCCCCATGTAAACCACCAAAACCAAACGTGTGAGGGATTCCGGCAACCATTAGGTCAAGACTTTGTGCTTTATACCATGCCTTTTTTGCAGCTTTATCATAATGCTGTACCCCCAAGGACAACGCTTCCTGCCTTTTCTGTTCAAACCAATCCTGCACGTATTTGTATTTTTTTAATTGAATGCAAGGTAAGAAGAAAAATTCAAATTCATCATCCCATGATCTTCTTTCACACCCTAACACCTTTGAAGTTATGCGTGCTTCACTATCACCTATATTTGAAAGATTCACCATATCCGGGAAAGCATTCACAATTCCACGCATTGCTTCAAATTCATCTACCTTCTGCATGAAAACTTTTATAGTTTCTTCTACATCATGCTTACAGTAAAATACTGTTTGTTCAATTTCCTTTGGTGTCAATTTTCGATTTATATTAAATGGTACTTCGGTTTCTTTGATATTTGAGCCAAGAAACCCTTCCAATGTTTTCAAACCAACCGGGGGATTTGGCATAACATCATAATTGATCATGTGAACTTTATTAAAAGCCCTTGAAAACTGCCATCCCTCTTTTTTATCCACAATAATGTGATCATTTACTTTTTTAGGATCAAGTCCCAATAAAATAGCTTTCATAATATATTGGTCATAATGTCTATTGTTGTAACCTACCCATATATTATTTATATTTGTTTCATATAGCTGTCTAAGTTCCTTTGAGTTATTAATAATCACATGAACAGATTTTTTCACCATATCAACGAAAACAGCAAGCCAATCATACTTAAAAACCTCAAAATCGTAGAATATAATAGGTCATCACCTTACCTTTCTAAATCTCCATCCTTTTGTCTGCTTCTGTGTTCCGTTCATCACACGTTGAATCAATGCCGGATAATCACCATTCATGTACACTTTCATTCCATCGTAGAATATCATCATTTCACCTACTTTTAAAAAAGACGGTGGGGGGGGGATTAAAACCCAACCGCACCGCCTTATATGTATAATTTAACAATCAAAAACTTCTTTAATACTCATAGGGTTAAATGCCTTTGCTTTCCACTCAATTTCTGCTTCAACCCTTCCCTGTATTTCCTGAAAAATGTCAAGAACGCATCCGGCAAAATCTTCATAATTGATAAATTCAGGTACAATTTCTGTTTCCAACTTGTCAAGCCATGTGCAAACTGATTTGATTGCCATTCCATCAGTCCATTTTGGTGAACTGTTACCGCTGATCACACGATTGAAGAACAGTAATCTTCCTTTAAATTCACCTTCTTTGATTTTTGCACAAACCGCAAACATCAACTTATCTTTTGCATTTGTCAGTTTAATTTCCATTTTATCAAAACCGACAATATAAGTACCATCCGGCACATCTTCAAATGCAGAAGAATCAGCCGCTTCTACCTCTTTCTGTAATTCATCCAAATTTACTTTACTGTCAAATGCTGCGAAATCAATACTCATATTTTTTACCTTACCTTTCTTATAAAACTCTCATTAAAATAATTCCAATAATGCACACAATACATATTTTTGTGTAATTATTACGGTTTCCCTGTTCTTTATCACCGATTGCACCCATACCAAACAAAAGTGCTAATATAAAAAGTAATATTTCCATAGTTCACCAACCTTACCGAGTTCGTCTACGTCTTTGACGTGGTTCAGGTGTTTCAGGTGGGTTCATTGCATCTTCAAGCGGTTCAGCCGGGGTTTCTGCATCTTCTGGTACTTCATCAGATGTCACCTGTTCAGCAACTCTTTCTTTTCTTGTGCGTCTAGGTGGTTTCTGTAAATCCGGTTTTGGTACACTATCAGCAATTTCAGCAGCTTCATCAAATGCTACTTCTTCCTGTCCCGGAAATGCTTCATCAATCGCTTCATCTACCGCCGCCATGTGGTCAACAATTTTCTGTTTATTTTCAGCCTGAACTTCTGCACGTGATTTTCTTTCACGCTTTTTTGGTGGTTCAGTCTGTTCAGTAGATGTTTCAGTTGTTGCTTCTGCTTTCTTTCTTCCTACTCTTGAACGTCTACCGTTTGCATCCGGCTTTTCAATATCCGCTGCAACTTCCTGATCTGCCTGATCCATTTCATCATCAGATTTGTAGTCACCCAATTCATAATAGTTTCTGATCTTGTCTACTACATAATTCAAATCATTGTCAATCGCATAAGCCGGGAACATACCAAGCGGTGATTTTACAGTATCTTTTCCACTGTTCTGCGTATAGAAATAGTACTTTGCTTCATTTACCCCTGTTCTAAGAACTACCGTAAACAGACCTTCAATCGTAATCTTTTCACGCAACAGTTTCCCAATCAGCTTAACAGTGGTCAGTCCATTGTCTAAAGTTTCTAAATGGGTCATATAAACAACCACAACATCATCAGGAAGGTCTTTGCAGCAATCAATGATTTCAAAATAATTTGCACCAAAATCGTTGTACTTGTCCCATCCAGTTTCTTTGATACGGTTCATGTATGGGACTGCAAGAATATACTGGAAGTCATCCACCACAATCAACTTCTTACTTGCTGCCGCCTGTTCTTTCATGTATTTCACAATCTTCCGAGCATCTGTTTCATTATTCAACATATCAAAGTGATTTTTAAATGGTAACGGTTTCCCTACTGGATTAACTACTGCCGTAATTGCAGCATCACAATTTCTTAAACTTGTACTTTTTCCTGTACCTGATTCACCCATGATTAAGACTTTCTGTGCCATACTTATTTATCCCCTTTCTTGAACTTACTGAATAATCTTGCAAAGAAATTACCCTGTTCTTTCATTACCTTCTGCTGTGACACCTTTGCAAACTGTTTTGCCTGAAAGCGTTCAGCAGTAGAAACCTTGTTTCTATAACTTCTGTGACTTCTGATTCTGTGATTTTTCGCACTACTCATTTTCTTCATCCTCTCTTTCATTACCTTCAATGACTCTACTAGCCCACATATCAGCCCAGTGTAAAATCATGTACAACTGAGTTTCGTGACCCTTAATGCCATAATTTGCAGTATCATATAAACCATCATGGTATCTGATTGCAAATTCTTCTTCTTCGGTTAAATCAATAAACAAGGTTGCTAATTTGATTGAACGGGTTGCATGATCAAGCGGTAATAAATCCGGGTTTCGCTTCCAAGGTTTCGCTTCGGACTGTTTATATTTCTGTTCCGGGTTCGCCTTAGTTGGTCTACCATCTTTGATCATGTTTGGTACATACATCTGCTTTCCATAATCGCCACACTTTCCTAAATCATGCAGCAATGAAACAAGAATCACACTTTCCTGAACTTCGTTGTACCCTTTTCCACCAAGCAAGGCTACACCGATTTTTTCGGCACAAAACATTACATTTACAGAATGTGCAGCAAGACCGCCTTTTTCAAATGAGTGGTTACCACCAGATGCAGGTGCTTCAAAAAATCCAATTTCACGCATATAAGAAATCAGGTCAAGCACACCATCTCTATCAGTTTTCAATAACGCTGTTCTGATAATATCCGGGTAATTATAATCAACTGCGGTTGCTAACTCATTAGCACCTTCCATTTCAATCTTATCAACGGTTTCTTCCACTGTTGTATCAACTGTTTCTTCCATTTCTTTCTTCTTTGCCATGTTCCTATTCTCCTTTTAAGATTTTATTTTCGAAGTGTTTCCATTTCGATTTCAAAATGTTGTAATTGTATGCGGTGTTATTCAGATCATTCTCTACAATGCAAAGAATGAAATTCTGAAACAATTCCCACTGGTCAGGGTAAAGCAACACCGCATAGCCGCCTGACCTGTCAATTTCCCTAAGATTGTAAATCTGTAAGTCTGACGGTCTACCTTTTGGAGCTTTCAACTCCACCCCTATAAAGTGACCTTTACAGCACACCAGTAAATCAGGTACTCCCGATTTTGTGAAAGCAGCACCACCCCAGTATTTCAAAATCCAACAGCCTTTTTCCTTCAGGAATTTTTTTACTTTATTTTCAAAGTTTTTTTCTGCTGCCATTACTTACCTACCACCTTGTCTACAACATCTTTTGGAACATTTTGAAACACAAGTTTTTCTGCTTCATCAAGATAGAATTTTCTCTTTTCCTCGTCATCTGTAATTTCTGCCATTCTTAATAAGGATTGAATTTTATATTGTCTACTATTTTTCATACTTCCACCACTTTCTAATGTAATCTCTTGTACACTCCCATCAAACTTAAATACTCCAAGTGCTGAGTTGCAAGCAACAATAATGCAATTTGCACTTTTGGTATCAATTTCACCGTTGTACACCATATTTGTAATCTTTGTTAAAGTTTTTCTAATGTTTGTTGGATTATCAAGTCTTAATGCTCGTCGTGCCATTATTCATCACCACTTTCAACTATTTTCAAATAAATAATTCCGGGAATTATCAGAATCACACCGATCACCATTTCTTTCATGTGTGCCGTTATCGGTTCGTATATGTGCATTTCAACCGCAAAGTCAGATGCCCCAACTGCTCCGATAATCAGAAAAAAACCAATGAATGCCATAATCCCAAATATCCAGTTAAGTATTTTTAAATAATTCATCTGTCAATTCCTTTCCTTCCTGCAACGCTGCAAAATTTTGTTCTTCAAAACTACCCTTAACCAGTAAGTAATAGTAGAAACATGGTCTATTCTGACCAATACGGTGAATACGTTTTTTTGACTGTTCCCATAGATCACAAGACCCTTTTCCAAGTGGTAATGTGTAGTAAATAATTTTGTTTGCTTTTTGATAATTACCACCCATTGCCCCGGCTTGATATTGAACGAACAAAACACTATTGGAAATTTCTTCATAGGCATACATTGACATTCCAGAGCCATTCACATAGCTTACTTCCCTACCAAGTGATTCACATATTTTTTTCAGTTTGTTCAGTTCTTCGTTGAAATTGTAAAACACAATCAACCTATCTTCTGTGGATTCCAATAAGTCCCGGAACGCATCTAGTTTTTCCTTATGGTACTGACCGCAAAGTTGTCTTGCATATAATGTTTTTGTCAGGCTGTTATCCCCGATCAATTCAACCGTTGGTGTTATATCTTCCCCTTGAAAATCTGAATCATCTTTGAATTGACAGAAGTTCAGTGTATCAAGCAGCAAATAACTGTTCTTAGTAAAATAGCAGTATTCCTTTGTAGGTTTTAGGAAAATTTTCTGTTCAATCTGTTCAGGCAGTTCAATCACTTCTTCCGTTTTCATGAATACCGCACCATATTCTGCAAGTTTTCTTTTCAAATGTTCAACATTTTTGTACCCTATTACAACTTCACGCTTAAAGTCACCCACATCAATCCATTCTGTATCAACATAAGATGACCAAAATGCTTTTTTGCTGATATTCCACCCTAACAATCGTAACTGTGACCATAATCGTTCATATTTCCCTGCTGTCGGTGTACCGGATAAAAGCACCACGCTTTCAGGGTTCAATTTCAGTATGAACTTAGACCGTTTAGCCGCTTCATTACTTATCAGGGAACTTTCATCTAACATCAACGTAAAATTCCTTATATGAGTGATATATGACCGCCTAAATACCAAATCATAATTTATTACCCCTACAATTTGAATGTCATAATCATAGAATTTATCTGTTTCAATCAGTTCCCTGAACCTGACTGCCTGATTTTTCTTTGTCAAATTAAAAACAGAATAGTCAGGATAATATGTTTGAAAATGTTCTATCCAGTCATCAATCTTTGATTTTTGACAGACTACTAAATTCACATCATTATTCAGAAGATACATTTTTTCAGCACCTACAAAAGTTTTACCAAGACCCATATCGAGATAATAGGCACACCTATTTTTATCCTCTGTCTGATCAAGTGCTTTTGTCTGATGTGGCATAAATGATAAATCATTCATTTTTTATTCGACCTTTCCAGCAATACGGAATGTGTCCCAAAACCACTCTGAATCATCTTCTTCCATTCGATATCCATCTTCATAAACCTGTTTAATTGTCATAACAGTACCAAGATATTTTTCCATCTTGCTCGTCCAGTTTCGGGTTACATCATTTTCTTCTGCTGAAATGATTCTTACTTTATCCCCAACAGCTAAAGGTTTTGACAAACTAAGATCAATCTGTAATTTTGCTACTTCTACCGCTGCCCTGTAAACCAACGCATACTTACTGTTACCGTGTGTTGCAGTCACTTTTTCAAGAAATTTATCAATTTTCCCAAGAAAACAACCACACTTAACAGTAATTTCATTGTCCTTATCTCTAAAGAATGTTGTGAAATCACTTCTACTGCCAATCGCACCAATTACCAGTACATGATTTGCGGAAAAGACCTTGGCATCACCGCAAACCTTGGCATCACCGCAAACCTTGGCATTGCCCCAAACCTTGGCATCACCGCAAACCTTGGCATCACCGCAAACCTTGGCATTGCCCCAAACCTTGGCATCACCGCAAACCTCGGCATCACCGCAAACCTTGGCATTGCCCCAAACCTCGGCATTGCCCCAAACCT